TTTTTTGTAATTAATATAGCAGAAAATTTAAACACTAATATGCCCCCTCCAGCTGCTGCGAGATTGTTCTTTTAAGGTCCTGCTTGCTCTTCCATAATTCCCTTTGTGAATGAGCACGAGAATAGTTATTTGTTTGATTAACAATAATATCGCCTTTACCTGCTGCTGTTGACGTTTTTTCTATAGGTGCAGTAATATTCACATTAGGATTAATTCCGTTCACCAGAGCTGTTTGAACTGATGAGGACATTATATTCATAGCTTTATCCAGCTGCGGCATATTTTCCTTTATGCCTTTTGTGAAAAGGTCAATCATATCCGGAGCAAAAGTATGAAATTTAGAAAGCGGACCGTCTTCAGGCTCTGAAAATCCGATTAAGGATTTAACCTTATCTGCAATTTTTTTGACTGCATCTCCTACCTTGCTAATGCCGTTGGTAATACCGCCGACAAAGTTATCAATTAAATCTTTACCCCAAGTCAATGCACTGTTTACAACAGATTTTAAAGTATTCTGAATTGTAGATTTAACGTTAGACATTTTATTCTTAACTGTATTAAGCATGTCACCAAGCTTTCCACCTGTTATAGCATTAACAGCATCAAAGCCTGTTTTATAATATTCCTTCACCCCTGTCATAGTCGCTGCAACAATACCTTTAATGCCTCCGCCATTACTGTTGTAAGCATTTTTTATATTGTTCAGTTTTGACTGCACAAGGTTTTTAGCATTCTGCATTGTATTTGACATAGTGTTTTTGATGCTATTAAATTTTTCTGTAACACCATTCTTAATAGCGTCAATTTTCTCTTTTACCGCTGCTTTCATTTTTTCAAACCATTCTGAAACGGCAGTACTGATTTCTTTTGCCTTTTCCTTTATCTTATCCCAGTTTTTAACAAGCAAGACTACAATAACTATCACTGCTGCTATTGCCGCAACGATTGCAATCATTGACATATTCAGCGCCCCAAAACCTATAGATGCTCCTGTTGCGGCCGTACCTGCGGCTGCCGTTGCTGCAGCATTCGCACCCTGAGCTGTAGCATTCGCCGTAGATGCAACAGTATCGGCAGTTGTGGCTGCAGTTTTCAATCCCACTTTAACAAGCAACCCAGTGATTCCACTTATCATTTTTCCTGACAAACTGATTATTGAACCTACAGAACTAATCATCTTACCTGTAATCATTACAGCTGGACCGAGAGCTGCTGTTATCGCAAGAACAACAGCAATCGTTTTTTGTGTAGCAGGACTGAGTTCTGTAAACTTTTCAGAAAGGCTTTTAATACTATCTGCAACTTTATTGACTGTCGGAAGCAAAGTTTCACCAAGAGAGATAGCTGCATCTTTTACAGATTCTTTAGCCTGAGACAATTTCGATTCTGTTGTTTCATATCGTTTATTAGATTCGTCTAATAAAGCAGTATTCTCTTTAAAAGCCTCTGAGCCTTGTTTTATTGCATTACTCATTAAATCCGATGCTTGAGAGGTTCTGAGAAGAGCGTCTCTCATACGAACTTCCGTAATGCCCATTTCAGTAAGAACTGTTATAGCGCTTTCGCCTTTATCTTTAGTATTTCCCAGTCCCTGAATAAAGCTTGTGAGTGCACCTGAGGCATCTTCCTGCCAGGCTTTTTTAAATTGTTCAGCAGACATTCCGGCAACTGATGAAAAGTTTTCTAAATCAACACCGGCCTTGACAATATTATTGAGTTCAGTATTCGTCATTCCTAAACTGCCAGCTAATTCTTTAAAATCTTTAGAGTTATTTGCAGATAATAACTGTAATTCTCTTAGAGACATTCCTGTTTTATTCAAAATACCAGGCAATTTATTAATGCTTAATTCAATAGCGTTCTGCATTTTAACCATAACTTTGGACATTGCAGATCCACCCATTTCGGCTTCTACACCAACAGAACTCATTGCAGTAGCTAATCCTAATATTTGACCTTCTGACATTTCTATCTGTTTTCCTGCACCAGCTAAACGCATTGCCATTTCTACAATATCATTTTCAGTTGTTTCATAGTTATTACCTAATTCAACGATTGCCGAACCCAAATTACTAAAATTCTTCTGCGACATCTGTGTTATATTTGCAAACTTAGCAAGCTGAGATGCAGCATTCTCGGCACTAAGATTTGTTGAGTCGCCCATTCTTACCATTGCTTCGGAAAAATCAATAATATGATTAGTTTCAATTCCAAGTTGACCAGCTGTTTCGGCAACAGCAGCAATATCTGAAGAAGAACTTGCAGTCACCTTTGCCAAATCTAAAATTCCCTGCTTAATTTCTGCCATTTGTTCATCTGTACCATCAACAGTTTTAGTTACACCAGTCCAGGCACTTTCAAAATCAATAGCCGATTTTGTTACTCCTACCAGAACTCCGGCAGATGCACCGCTTAAGATTTTCATCTTTTTTCCGAGTTCAGTAACTTTTTCACCTGTTGTTTTAATCTTATCACCAACAGCCTGCATCTGACTTCCGAATACACTGGAAGCCTGCCGTGCCTGTTTTTCCAAATCTTTCAAACGAGAAGTTGTTTCCTCAATTTCTCGCTGCAGTGCATTCTGCTGTTCCTGATTGTCAACTGTCTTTCCGGCTTCCTGAAGTTGCTTTAATGCATCTTTTTCCTGATCAAGCTTTTTCTTGGTTTCTTCAACAGCGGTATTAAGATACTGCTGTTTTTGTCTGAGCATTTCAGTAGATGTAGGTTTGAATTTCAGGCGGTTATTAACATCCTTTAAAGCCGTTTGAGTTTTACTGATAGTAGAATTGACCGTTTTCAAACTTTTTTGTAAGCCGACTGTACTTCCGTCAATTTCAATAGTAATTCCCTTGATTCTGTCCTTTGCCATGATTCACCACCTAAAATCTATCAAAATCCTTTTGTGAGGCTACTTGTGGATAATCATAATAATCATTACCTGCCTCAATAATAATGTCTATTACTTCGCCGAACTCAAGCTCATCCAAATCTGAAAGCTTCAATCCTGACTGTAACGCCCTCAACATAAAGAGGGCGGTTGTCATATCTCGCTCGGTTCGGCGTCCTGCTTTTTTGGCTCAGATGTCACCTCTGTATTTCCATTGTACAAATCAATAATATCCGGCATTGCGTCCGTTGTTTCTCCGTTTTCAAACTGTTCAATCCATTTGTAAAACGATTCTTCATTTACTTTTGAATAGTGAACATCATTTGCCTGCATTGCCATAATGAAGCCGACTTTTGTCCAAATTTCAGCCAAATCAAGACTTGCTTCAGATTCCTCTTCACTCATATTTTCAACATCATTATTGATTTTTTTACTGAGTTTATTGATTGCTTTAAGCAAGTCCTGATGAAAGACCTGTTTAAATCGCCAAACAGTAGCAGCGTTTGATTTCATCGGAATTATTGTCTTTCCGATTTTCACTTCCTTGTATGCCACTTTTTATTCCCCCTGTATATTTTCTTCAGTAATCGCTTTCGGCATATATACCTCGTCATACCAATTTTTATAACAATCGCTTTTTGTATCAGCTGAAGTACGTGTCTTAACAATATTCTTTTCACTTGCCGAATCATAAATTGTTGTAGCTGTAATTGCGATTGATTCTGTTGTAGGTTCGATTGTGTCCTCTTTGGTCTGAGATTCAAGTGACGGCCTGTTGGCAGTACAATTATAAAGTGCATGACGTATACCCTTTTCATCACCTTCAAACTCAAACAGCAAAGCAAAATGGATAGGCTTTGCATCTGCATTTTCAATCAAAACACCATTACTGTCAGCAGTATCGCCGAGTATATCTGTTCTGAATGATTCAGGGACCATAGCACTTTCAAAATCACCGCTATATCCGTTATTTGATACAGATGTATAGTAAGCAATACCGTCTGCATAAAACGTGCTTGTTTCGCCCTCAGGATCAAGAGCAAGTGAAACAGCTCCAGGATATTTTTTAGGTTTTTCATATGCAGCAGTACCGTCCTCTTTGACATCTCCGCCAATCATTTTTGCATAATGCACATTTTTAAGATTGTATTTGATTTTGTTCATTGATTAAAACCTCCATATTAAATGTTGTTAAATGTATTTTTTCACTGTTAATATAAGCGTTTTGATAAGAATAAGATAAATCTTTACTTTTCAAAAAATCTTTAATTGTCTTCTCTGATTTAAAATCTTTTGCAGGTGAATAATATTCAATTGTCAAATTACACTTTTCCTGATAATTAATACCGTCAGCATATATATCAGATGAATCTGAAAAGTAGAATATCAAAAAATTGCTACGTTTTTTTCCGTCCTTAAAAAAACTATTTGCATAATCGCATTTTAGCTTTTGTGTAAGATCGGATATAATTACATTGATGTCCTGATATGTCATTTTTTGAATTCCTCTTTAATTCTTTTTACCGCCTCTTCCTGTGCCCACTCATACGATGGTGCAATATGCGGTCTTCCTGCAACTCTGCCAGTACCATTTGCAATGGCATGTCCATTTTCAAGCAGGTGTGTTAGTGTAGGCTTATTTTTGTTATAGACAACAAATCCGGTATTCAATCTTCCATATACAACTTTATATATCCATCCGTTTGCATAATTAGAACCACCACTGCCTTTTTTGAATTTTGAACGTACATCTTTTTTAACATTAGCTGCTGTTTCTTTGCCCAATTTGGGCATAACAGAATTAACAGTATCCGTGCATTCATCTCCATACTCTTTTAACAGCTTCTGCAGTTCGCTCGAAAATGCATTTACTTTAATTGGATTCTTTCTTGTATATCTACGAGCCACTTTCACCTACTCGCCTTTCAACATAAAGTTCAATTTTATCTGGAGAAGGCTGATATGTCCTATAAACAAAAAGTCTTTCACCTTCATATTCAACAATTTTTTCATTGTTGTATTCAGCCTTGTAAACATCACTGAATTTATAAACAGGCTTTAAATCGGAATTTCCGGCATTATAGAATTCCTTTGAGCTGATGGACTGAACTTTTGCAAATACTTCAATTTCATTTTCAGTGCTTTGCTGTACACCGTATTCATCTTTTTCATATGATTGCGAAATTAATTTTATAATTACATCATTCATCACATTCACCTGTATAATCACCCTGCATAGACATCTGATCACGTAGTTTTAAATATTGAGTGTTATACCATTCACCTTTATTCTCATAATTAAACATACTTTTGCAGTAAAGCTCTGTGAGATGCACTATTCTTGGATTACATTCATCATAGTAAAGCACCCCTATATCATACAAATCCTGTTTTACATAACTGATGTAATTTTTTATCTGTGTATCAAATGAATTAGATTTTATACGTACAGCAAGTTTCATTTTTTCTAACATATAGAATTCACCTACAGAATCGGCTGCTCAAAGACAAACTCCAAAGCAGCCGAAATTTTTACTCAGCAGAAATTACTGAAAATGCAGTATCATCAACAAGAGCACCCTCGCCTCTTGCATAGCCAGAGTGTGTAGTAACATGCTTTTTGATATCCCTGTCAGTTTCAATCATAATATCCTGAATCATATTAAAAGTGAATTTCTTACCATCACCGATAAGAATTGTTCCGTCAGCAACTGCATCCTCCACCTTAACAGGTGCGCCGAGAATAGTACCTACAGCCTTTTCGGTTGGATACTGCTGAAAAATAGGCTTTTTATCAGTTCCGACCATACCGATAAGCTTATTGTAAATTGTAGACCTTGTTGCATAGATAGCAACATTAGAAGCACGCTTCAATGCACCGAATGCTTTTGTGATATCCGAAAATGTCGGAGATGCTGCAACAATCTTATTGCCTGCTGCTACAGAATTTTTAATTGTATCTACAACATCCTGTGCAATAATTTCGCCGATTGCTTCACCAATCTCATTTTCAATATAAGGCTGAAGAGCTTTGATTGACATATTCTGCATAGCGTATGTAAGGTCAACATATTTTGAGAAGTCCTTACCTGCAAGAGTTACTTTAGCAAATGTATTCTCTTCTTCCTTTGGTGTATTGCCCTCAGTTGTGATTTCCGCACCGCTGCCGCTGGTGTGCTTGATAATTTCAATTACCGTTCCAGTACGATAAATTGTGATATCATCCATAATAGAATGCTGACCTGTAACAAGATTCCAAATGTTATCAAGAATCTGCGTCGGCACAAGAAGATTCTGTCCTTCAATAGATGTAGCTTCACCGGATTCGTTACCAGCAATTCCTGTTGTAAGTGTTCTCTGTTCAACAGAATCCAGTTTTCTACCGCTGATATTTTTCAACCATGCATTACGGTATTCAGCGGAATCAACACCAAGTGTTCTCTCAGAAGGACTTACATCTGAAAAGGATTCAACCGATACACCAAAATTACCGGCTCTTGTAAGAAGCGCCTGTCTGCTGTCGGCCTGCTGCTTTATTTCTGCCCTACGGCTTTCAAGTGCAGAGATTTCTGTATCAAGCGCATCAAGGTTTGCATCAGGATTTGTGAGTTCAGACCTGATCTGAATAATTCTCTGCTCAATTGTGTTTAAATCTGCATTTTTGATTGTTTCAAGTGTCATCTTTTTAAACTCCCATCGTTTTAATTTTTAACTGTAATTGTTTTCTTTTACGTTCCCTTGTCTCATTTTCATTGTGCGATTTAAGTCGCTCCGCTTTAATTTCCGCAATCACTCCGTCACTGAAATTTCTCGCACTGATTTCCGTTGCATCATTTGCAGGGATTGAAACAGCTGAAACGTCATATAATTTACTAATCTTCGTTATAGTTCTGAGAACAGCACAAGAACCGTCTTCCTTTTCCTCAGATTCACGTTTTTGTTCGGCCACAATAAAACCAAAAGACATCTTATTGGTATATCCGCCTTTTATCTCTTCATATAACTGACGGCCTGATTCTGTACCGCCAAGATTAGCAACTATTTTTAATCCTTTACTGTCAATTTCTAATTTCAAAGTACCATTGGAAGTACGAGCATACACACGGCCTGCATGGTCATATTGAAATATAACATCTGACATATCGCATTCGTTAAAAGCATCTTTATCTATCTGCTCGGAAACAGAATAATCACCATATTTATAAAGCAAATACGGCTGATTAAAGGTCGTAGCATAACCTTCTACAATTTTTTCGCTATCGTCTGTAGCTCTGACCTCAAACTGCTGCTGAAAAGCTCTGTACTCTCTTCCGGCATTAATTTTTTTATCAAGTGATTTACTCATTATTATCATCTTCCTTTTCCGTCATATTTTGCTTTTTATCATCCTGCATATCTATGTATTCTTTTCGGATATAATATTTATCGCCATCGGCTCCTAAGTTTGGAAGATTAAAAACCTCACAGCCTTGATTTCCGGTCATCATTCCCCTATCAAATAAGGTTTGAACAATGTTTATTTTTTCACTTGGACTAAGGTACTGTAATCTATTTGCTGTAAATATTATTGAATTGCCATATGCAAGAGCATTTTCACTGAATGTCATATTTGTATGCGTTAATGATGCTTGTATTGCAAACGGCTCTATCTTACCCTCATAAAAGGCAGACCACTCTTCAGAATTGAATTTATTCTGTAAGATATTTTTATTCACACCAAAATAAGTGAATACATTCTCTTCAATCTGTCTCATCTGAGCAGCATTAACGGTAAACGGCTCAGAGGTAATTTGTTTTGCATCTTCATATTTTGAATCAATAAGAAAAACACCGCCGTTATTCTTTGAGGATAAATTATCTTTAACAAGCCTTTTACGTTCTTTCTCTATATCCTTAGGCTGAAGGCTTTGTGCAAGTTTTGCAATAAATCTAATAGAAGCAGAATTTTTTACACCCTCAATGATTCCCTGATTGTTTGCATTTATCAAATCCATAGTAGGATTAAGAACAGCATTTGACTTTCCGAAAAAATCTGAATCATAAAGATACTGATTCATTATTCCTACACTATCTTTTTCAAGTGTTACCTGCCCACCATTAAATCTGAATTGAAAAAATATTCCATTATTATATTTTTTTGCAACAACATTTTGGGGCTTTACTGGATAATATCCGCAAACGGTTTTAAAATCATTTTCATAAAGAGGAAGAACGAAAGCTGTATTATCAACCATATAAATTGTTGCCAGCTTATAAAGATATTGAGATGTGTTCATGTTCGGATTCGGACGATACTGCAAGGCTCTTTCAAAAGGTCCATTATTAGCTCCTGTGACTTCTGGCTTCAGTTTTGAGCAATGTGTTGCAATACAATGAACTGCAGACCTTGTAAGCTCCAT